TCGAGGATCTTTCAGCCGGCATGCCTGACGTCATAGAGACGCTAAGGCAGATGCCGGCTGAATTGTCGATGGTGCTGCTGGGTAAATATGTGATTGGGCTCACTCATGCAGAGATAGGGCGCTGCTTCCGGTGGAGTAAAACCCATCAACAGCGTCGTATCAAAAGAGCTGAACTTATCTTTAGGCAGCGGTTCGAAGTCTGATTATATATCCTGCGCGTTCGAGGATTTTTGCGATTTCCGCGCCTGTGCCCCTGCAAATTTCGAGCTCACCCGAATGATCCCGATATTTACAATCATATTGCGTTTCGGCATCTATCTGAACGGGCATTTTCTGCAATTTTAAATCAAAGCCGACATCGATCGGGTCTAGAGTGATTTCTGTGTTTTTACTCATTCTGTCACCTCATCCTCATACTGCTCCAGATCTGCGGGCAGGTCGTGATTCATGAGGTTAAGCCATCGGGCCGCTTCTTGCGGAGACACCCACTCGGCGTGTGGCGTCGATCCTTGCCATTGCGATTCATGGACGATGTAATATCGTCCTTTGCGGCTGCGGTACAGGGTCTGATGATTCCATTGACTCCCCGTGGCGCGTGAAATATGATTGTTCCCGTCGAATCGCGTGTCTTCATCCCAGCTCTTCGTTGCATTCTCCGTGTTTACAATTGTTCCGTCTTCCATCCTGAATTTCATGGTCAATCCTCCTGCATAGCATTTGAGATTTCCCCCTGGTTTCGCCTGGCGGTTTCTGCTCGCGCCCGATTTCCGGTATCGGGAACCGTTAAATTTTGAATTTCCCGTCAACATAGCCTTGCATCAGGCTAATCATAACTTTATTTTGGCTTATCTCGGCGTCTAAACATTTCAATGCAAATTTCTTCTTTAGTTCCTTCGGTATATCTCGCACGATTACGGTTTTCCCTTTCTCGGTTTCGTCGGCCATGGTTTCCCCCTCTCGTTTGTGGTCACGTTCCGTTTGCAGTTTCCATGCCGTTAAATTAATCTCCATACGTCGATGCCGTCTTCCTGGATGACGGCCAGTTGATATTTGCATATGAGCGCTGCGAGTCGGTTTACGAGCTCGCGCTTCGCGTGGGCGAGCTCGTGCAAATATTCGATATCTCGCCAGTCCGGGCCGGCGGTCGGGCCGAAGATGCCTCTCAAGTGCGTCTCGGCGTTTTGGATATGCTGAAAGGCTTCTTCTGTTTCGCGTCTCGCTGCCTGATAGCTTTCAACGATGGAAAGTATTGGCACAAATTTAGTTATTTCCTGCGTGGTTTCCATTTATTAATCCTCCGGTTTATATATCCTTATGTTTCCGGGCAGTTTTGCGGGCGCGTGCGTTATGAAGTTTTTATGTTCGACGTAATGCAGGCAAGCGTCAAAAGCCGGATTAGCTGAGAATACACTGGCGGACGATAGGGCGTCGCATTCGGCAAGAAACTTGCCAATGACAAATTTTTCTCCTGTCTCACGTTTCATTCTTATAAGTTTATATTTCATGACGTTACCTCTGGTTTGTCCTTTCTCCCCGTGTTGCCGATAGGTCAGCGGTTGGAGGGTTTAACTATTGAATAAACCGCGGGCTAATGAAAAATTCATAGAACTAAGAAAGCTGCGCGTGGCTGCGGTCTTGGGGTCAGCTTCAGCCGGTGCCGGGGGTTCGGCAAACATAGTGGGCCGGGCCGACATCGATGGCATGCTGGCGGCGGCCGCATAAATGTAGTCCATGGCGTTAACCTTAAATTTTTCCCCACTGCCAAAGAGGGCGGATGAGGCGCGCGCTGCGTTCATGTCGTCGCCTTTCGCCGTGCGGTATTTATCCGCATATTCGGTGCAGGCGTTAAGCAGGTTATAAGCGCTGCCGCGGATCTCCGGGAAAGCGTTGTTATCGTTCGATTCGTAAAGATTCAGGATGTCCATGATATTGTTTTTTGTTTTGGTGTGCAGCTCGCCGTTGTCACTTTGCGGAAAGAGGCGAGTTAAGATGTCGGCAAGCGTTTCTTTCGTCATGCGCTTTTCTGCAAGCTGGCGCATTTTCTCAGCCAGGGCGGCGGCGGTTTTGCGTCCACTGGCGATTAAGCGGAGGGCCATATCAAGACGTTCCTGCGCGGTTTTGGTGTGTCTGATTTTGATCTCGGCGTCTCCGCCATTGCGCAGGGCTTGATTAAGGGTATTTTGGCAAACGACTCTCACGTCAGTGAGTTTGCAGACGGCGGCAAGGCTGCCGTCGTGGCTGGTCTTAAAAAGTAAATATGTATCGTGTTTATCGCCGGGGACTACTTCAAAGCCTGCCGATGGAAGGTGGGCGCTGCAGAAGATAACCTCTCCGTTTCCAAGGGCTCCGGCGCTGTCATAGTGCGCGCCTTCGTTGCCGATAAGGGCGTCGACGAATGCGAAAGCGCTCTCATTTTGAATCGGCTGATATCTCTCTCCGACGGCGCCGAGAAAAGCGTGGTCAGTGCTGCGAAAAATGCCGTACGTGGGCAGCTCTACGCCGTCTCTCGTGTAAAGATTCTCTTTGCCTACGGTCCAATTCAAATTTGCGAGGTCGATCGCTTCGCGCCATGTTGCACAGCCTTCAATTGTCTGCCCAAGTGTGTGCCATGCCGGCGTGCCGCGTCCTGTAAATACGCTATCCCTTCCGTTGTCATTCCAAATATTATGGGCCATGTTTTCTTTCCTCCTGGGGGTTTATTTCCCATGTTCCGACTGAGTTGCCGTTTACGGTCTTCTTGCATCATCCAGTATTTCTTCCCTTCTTTGCGCGATATATCTCAATATTTGCCAATTAAGATCACAATTAGGAGAGTCAAAGTGCATGTTATAAACCATACTTTCGCCGCTTTCTTCATACGCCGGCGCATTTTCCCATATAATATAACCATGTGATTCGTTATTTTCTGGGTCTGATTTATACTTTTTACGGGCGTCATATAATGCTTTTATTGCTTTCCTAACATCAACGTTTTTTGCAAGTTGTGGATGATCTCCATAATAAAGTGGCTCATTAACATATACACTGTATAGATTTTTCATTTTCCAATCCCCTTTCGTTTTTAGTTTAATCCGCTTATCACTGCCCACCAGGATTGATGAGCAGGGGAAAAGGATTAAGCAGGCGGCCCCTCTGCTAGTGTTCCCAAGGCTTTTCGATAGCCTCTCTATTCCACCGCTCGACGAGTGCCACGCATACACCAAAAAAATCTGCCCTCGTTTTATAGGGGATATGCCGTTGCTCGGCGATTGCAACCTCTACCATGTTATTACAAAATTCTCTTGCTGTACCGATAACAGCGCGGAAAACGTGATCTCTATCATAACCACTGAGCGCCCAACTCTCAAACGTATCAAATTTTACATCATCCCATTCCACGCTGCCGTTTTCGTCCGCGTAAGCATACCATTTATTCCATTTTTTCATTTCCCCTCTCCTTTCGTTAGTTAATTAGTTTATGGCCTAGCAAGCTCTGCGATATGCCGGATAGTGGTTAGATTTTGTCAACATAGATTAGATATGGATTATTGGTTTGTCTCCGGACCTCTATTTTATCCCCAATGTGCAGTTCCGCGTTTTCCGGGATACTGCGATAATAGATTTCCTGCGTTTTCCCACCGCGTATCTTCGCAATTACTCCGTTTCTGGTGCTGATTACTGTTGCCTGCATAAGTCGCCTCCCCTGCTCTCGTTTCGTTATCGCCGGTCGTTCCGGCGTCTGGTAATGATGTATATTGCAATTATGATGCCAATTATAATGATGATGCCATACTGCATGGCCATGATGGGCTAATATGCTGATTTTATTAATGGTTAATCTCTCATGCCTGCAATATGCGGGTGCAGGCGTCGGTTATCAAGCTGTCAGTGATTGTCAAGATCATCGACGGCATCAATGGCATGATCGGCTAAAACGCAACAATATCAGGCAATTACGCCTCTATCGCAATCTGTAAGCATCTCCGACAAAATGGGGTATCTGGCATCATTAGCATCATGATGATTAATGATATAATGATGAGCCCATCACTGCCCAATTTTTGGGCAAAAAAATGGACCAAGTGAAAAAAAATTTATCGCCATCAATATCATATAGTTACAAGCCGTTATCCACAGCAAAAGGGTACTCTGATGTTGTATATAATAATAAAAGACATTTCCGACAAGGCGAGCAAAGCGAGCACCCCCGGAGGGGCGGGGGAACAAAGAAAAGACTAGGGCGGACCATGGACCAAGAGATGATGGCAAGACGGGAAAACAGTGAGAAGCGAGTCGATGACGAAACGCTGCTTGCACTGGCGGCGGCTGGGAAGAGCAGCCGACAGATTGAAAAAGCGCTCGGCAATATCGATCACAGCACGATCTGTAAGCGTCTCAAGCATCTAACGCCCCGACAAAGCACGCAGATATTCAAAGAGCTCAAGGCGGATATCCTGGCGGAAAGCCAGCGGAAGGTAATGATGCAAGCCGACAGGCCGGGGGTAAACGCACGCGATAGGCGTGATTATGCCGTCACTCTCGGCATCCTGATGGACCAGGAGCGCAAGGAGCGGGGGCAGCACGAGGATAAGACCAGGCCGATGGTGATGATATTCGAGCGGAGCAACGTGCAAATCAATTCTGGCGCCGTACCGTTGCCGGCGGGAAATGAGGGTTCTGCCGGCGATGTCAACAGCTCTAGGCCGGTTATCAACAGTGTGCTAACAGCGCACACTGAAAAGCGTAATGATATCAGTTAGTTAAGTGGTCATGTCTTATAAGATCACTTATGTAAACTAGAGGAAAAGCCTAAAAGTGCAGGGAAAACGCGGAAGTAAACAGGCTAATACAGAATCCCCTTCCTCATCTCAGGTGAGTCGGCAGGCTGATCTATTCGGCCGGCTGCAGGCGAGCGAGGGCAGGACCGGAGGCGAGGCGCACACAGAAAAAAAGCATGCTTTCCAGGACGCGGAAGGGCGGGGGGGCATCCCCTTTCCGCAAGTAGGGTCCCATCTTAGTATATCCCCGTCACGGAGAACGCTGGAACGACGGGATGGTCATTCATGTTTCAAGTCGGTCGAATCGACGGTTCTGATCATTGAGGGGTGCGCAAGGGATTTAGCGAGACGGTATTTTTCGGATTATTTTCGAGCGAAAGGTTATTGCAGGCCGGTTATTCAGAAGGCTTCGAAGATGACCTTTCCGATTGACATAATATCGGGGAATGGTCGGAATCCGGTTTGTAAGCACAGTTGCCGTTGAAAGGGTTTTAGCGATGGCTAAAGTGAAAGTGGTGAAGCAGTCTCAGTATGTTGAAGCGCGTAACAAGCTGATTCCGTTTGCGGCGAGATATGCGAATAGTTTTTTCCGGAATTCGAGTGAGCCGCACGCGCTTACGGATGAGGAAAAGGGTCGTTGGAATGCGATATTTCACGCGAAGATGAACGAGCTGGCGGCGCCGTTGTTGAGGGGGGTCCGATGAGTGAATGGAAGCAGTACAAGCGAAAAGGCTTGAGCGAAATGAGGCCGTACTTGCCGGGCGAGGATGTATCTCATGTCAGTATTTCGGATGTCGACGTGCAAAACGGTTCGCCAAAAGAGGGCGACATGATTGCGCGGAATCCTAAAAACCATGCCGATCTGTGGCTTGTTGCGAAGAAATATTTTGAGGAAAACCTAGAGCCGGTCTGAGGGTGCACGATGAAGCTATTCGACTTCGATCTGCATCGGGCAGAGGTTGCGAAAGACCTTATAGAACGTGTAGCCGCGGCAAGTGTATTCGCAGCGCCAGGCGTGTTGATAGGTGATTGTAGTAACGGGCTCCATTGCGCCGGTGAAGTAGGCAGTAGCGGCGAAGGCGGGCGTTGATAGGAGCAAAAAGGCTGCAGTTATGATGGTGTTTTTCATGGCATTTTTCCTTTTTTTATTGGTTATCGGCGTAAGTAGGCGGGGGCTTTAGTGGGCAAGAAGTTCATCAAGCAGCTGAAAGAGCGTGAAGAAGTACGCGAAGAGCTGAATTTTGACCTTGATATTGCGAAATTCACGGAGCGGCAGCTTTCGGCCTTGGATCATCTGGACAGCGGTTTGATCAAATTCCTGCTTTACGGGGGCGCGCTGGGGGGCGGGAAGAGCTATTTTCTGCGCTGGTGCGCCGTGCGGCTGCTGATGCGCTATTTTTACAAGTATGGCGTGCGCTACGTGCAGGTAATGCTCGCCTGCGAGGACTATCCGAGCCTGAAAGACCGTCAAATTTCGAAGATGGCGCGGGAGTTTCCCGCCTGGCTGGGCAAAATGTATGTGGATCACAAGGAATATGGGCGCTGTTTCGTGCTGAACCCGGATTACGGGTCCGGCGTCGTCTGTTTGAGGAACCTGGACGATCCTTCCAAGTACCAATCGGCGGAGTTTGCGGCGATTCTGGTCGATGAGTTGACGAAAAACGATCTTCAGACCTTCACGGATCTGCGAATGCGAATTCGTTGGGCCGGAGTTCCCGATATGGCGTGTGTTTTCATCGGCGCCACGAATCCCGGCGGGCCGGGTCATGCCTTTTGCAAGGCTTTGTGGATGGATCACCTTTTTCCGCCCGAGTTCAAGCATCCCATCGATTATACGAAGTGCTTCGCCTACGTTCCCTCGAAGGCCGAAGACAATCCGCACCTGGATTCAGCCTATTGGGCGCAACTGCAGACGTTGCCGCCTCACCTGCGGGCCGCCTTCCGCGACGGTTCTTGGGATTTGTTCAAGGGGCAGGCCTTCCAGGAATGGAAGCGGGACTTTCACGTCATCGAGCCGCTTTATTTCCGTCATCTCGACGGGAAAGTGCGGCTTTATCCCGAAGGGGCGCCTCTTTTCATGACCTTCGATTGGGGTTTCGGCGCTCCATTTTCCGTCGGCTGGTGGTGGGTCGATCCGGAAGGCCGGAAATACCGCTTTGCGGAGTGGTACGGCTTCACGGGCGCGCCGAACATGGGCTTGCGCCTGCCCGATCCGGTTATTGCGAAGGGCATCATTCAGCGTGAAGCCGGCATGGGGCTCACGACGGTCATCGAACAAAGCGAATTCGGCGGCTTTGACGAACCTTCCGAGGTCAGGGCTTACGCGAAGGTGGTAAACCCGCAAATCACGCGGATTTGCGACCCGACGTGCTTCAACAAGAAGCCCGATTACAAGGGCGGCGGACAAATGCCGTCGACGGCGAGCGAATTTCTGGCCGAAGGGCTCATATTGCGGCCGGGCGACCCTTCCCGCTCGCTGAAATTGCGGCAATTTCACGATCATCTCGCGATTCCGATCGACTATCTGGACCCGTACGCCGTCAAGCTGGGGCTCACGCCGTACGAAGACGAAGTTTTCGGCCATTACTGGCTTGACGCGGAAATGAACGCGGTGAACCACGAACAGCTTTTCTCCCTGGCGCGGCAAAAAGACATTCAGATTCCCTATGCGGCGCCCATGGTCCAGATTTACAGCACGTGCGAGCAATTCATCAGGACTATTCCCGCGCTGGTGCAGGATGAGAACAACATCGAAGACATCGACACGGACGGCGAAGACCATTGCTTTGACAGCGAGACGGAGATTTTGTCCGAAAATGGCTGGAAATATTTCAAGGATTTGGAAAAAGGCGAAAAGGTGGCGACGCTCGACGCAGGGGGTTTAGTGGAATATCAGGAACCCCAAAGATATATCAACCGGCATTTTATCGGCGATTTATATGCTTATGAAGGCCGTGTGAATATCATGGTCACGAATGGGCACAGATTACCTATCGTGAGCAAGCATTATCGTCGTAAGCATTGGAATTCGTGGGCTCACAAGCGGGTGGATGAAATAAAAGACGATTGCTATCTCCCACGGATTGGTCGATGGCAAGGCGAATCGCCAGATGCGGTTATTCGCATGACGATGGAAGAAAACGGCAATTCTAATCAGGTCGAAGCCATTCCGCTGAACGCTTTTCTTAAATATTACGGATTCTGGCTTGCCGAAGGATGCGTCGGGAAGGGTTCAGGCACGCATTATTCCGTTCATGTCGACCAAAAAGCGGATGTGGAAGAAATTATTTCGGCTCTTGGGTATCGGTATCATATTGTCGAAACGGCCCCGGGGATCAAACGCTATTCAATCCAAAGCAAGCAATTCTATCAGTACATGATTGGTCTTTCTTGCGGCGAGGATTCGAGAAACAAACACATTCCCCGCTGGATGTTACTGCTTCCGAAAGAGAACCTTCGATTTATCTATGACGGCATGATGCAGGGAGATGGAAGTGTCAGTAACGGAATGCCGGTTTATAACACAACCAGCGAACGACTAGCGGGCGACTTTCAAGAACTGCTTTTTAAGCTCGGCATGGTCGGAAATATAAAAAAATATGAACAAAAACATGAATATATCCTTGAGAGAAAAATAAAGTCCAAGGTTCCGTATTATAGAATCCATGTTTTAAAGCATGACCACTCCATGCTTGTTAAGCATAAGTGGCAAAAGGTTTCTTACAACGGGAGCGTCCATTGTGTTTCCGTGCCAAATGAAACGCTTTATGTCCGAAGAAACGGCACGCCGTATTGGTCTTCGAATTGCTACGACGAAGCCTGCCATATCATGATGCACCGTCCCGTCAAATCCTACGCGATTCAGGCGCCGGTGAGACGGCCGCCGAAGGATATGAACGAAGTGGCGCGCCTTGAACTGAAGCAGATCAAGGAAGATGCGCAAAGAGCTTTTGAAGCCGAAATGATGGGGGTTTTTAATGATTGGTAACGCGATGATTATTGTGGTGTTTTTGGTCCTCATCCTGATCATTTTCCATCAGCGCTACGAGATGGTGAAGACGGCGGAGCGGACGGACGCGCGGGAGAAGGACCTGCTCGATCGCATTATGGCGCGCAACTACGAAACCTATGTCAACGCGCAGGTGGTCAAGGACGAGGCGAAAGAGCGCCGGCCGATGACGGCGGAAGAGATTTACGAAGCGCAGCAAGGGATGGGGGTCCCGTTATGATCTGGTCGCATCTTTTCACCGTCAACATGACGGACGAAGAAAAGCAGCGCATTATGGAAGAAGCGGTTGAACGGGCAATTGCCGAACAGAAGGCTCAAACGGAAAGAATCGAAGCGCGTCTTAGAGAACTTGAGGCGAAGGCCAAATGAAGAAGGAAATCTTCAAGGACGACGATCATCTGCAGCACGCCATCGACGGCTATTTCGATGACCTGACGGACCTCGCGCGCATCATGCAGGAACAGATTATCGAGCGAAATCTGCTCTACTACATGGGTGAGCAATACCTCGAATATTTGCCCTCGACGGGGCAGTTCCGCCGGCGGATGGTTTCGCCGTTCGTGCCGACGCCGGTTTCCAATGAGATCCGGGAATACGTCCGTTCGGTGAAGGCCTCCCTCATGAATCAAAAAACCGTGCCCCGCGTCTGGCCCAACACGCAGGAAAAGGAAGACGAACAGGGCGCCGAAGCCGGTGAATCCCTTTTAATCAGCATGAACCACGGGCAGGACGGCGTTTTCTTCGATGAGCTGGAAAAGCTCTGCATCTTCATCGCCATCGCCGGGACCGTCTTCATGCGGACCTATCCCGACACGGCGCAAGGCGCGTGGCTGCCGGACAGCGATTTGAAGACGGGCGAAGTGGCGGCCAAGTGCATCCTGCCCTTCAACGTCCGCCTCGACACGATGGGAGACAGCCTGCAGGAAAAGCGCTGGGTGGGCATCCAGAGCTTGAAAGACAAGGAATGGGTCGAAGACACCTACCAAGTCAAGATCACGCACAAGGGCGAGAACAAGGCCCGCATGGACTATCAGCGCTACATTGCGAAATTGGTTGCCAACGTGAGTCCGTGGAAGGGGCGGCCGATGGTCGTCTCCCAGCTGGACAACGAAGACGATGATCTGGTGTTGTTCCGGGAAGTGGAATTCAAGCCGACGCCTCAGAAGCGGGACGGCTTTTATGCCGTTTCGTGCGGCGGCAAGGTCATCCACACGGAAGACCGCTTGCCCATCAAAGGCACCAGGACGGAGTGGTTCTACTCCCTCACGGATTTTCATTGGAACTACGTACCCGGCCGCTTTTGGAGCGATGCCGGCGTCAGCGATTTGATCAGTCCGCAGAACATCATCAACGAAATCGACCAGGCCTACGCCATCAACAGGAAGGGCGTCGGCCGGCCGCGGCTGCTGACGCCGGGCGAGGTGGGCCTGAAGCGGATCGGCCTGGGCATCCACGGCCTCCTGGCTATTTCGTACAATCCGATCATGGGGCAAAAGCCGGAAATACACGAAGGGACGCCGTTGCCGGAGCAAGTCCTGAGAGAGCGCATGCTGCAGAAAGAGCAAATCCAGGACGCCGCCGGCGATCCGAAAAACGTCCTGCGCGGGGAACAGCCTTCCGCCAATGCTTCGGGGGTGCTGACGGAAGGCCTCCGCGAAACCGCCGAACGGGGGCGTTATCCAGACAACGAGCGCTTCAACCGGTCGCTGACGCGGGTACACAAAAAGCGCCTTCTCATCGCGCAGGAAGTCTACACGGAAGAGCGGATCGTCAAGACGCTGGGGCGCAACAGCAAGCCGAAGGTCAGGAAGTTCAAGGGGTCGGACCTGCACGGCAACACCGACATCCGCCTGGAACCGGACAGCTCCTTGCTGCAGACGAAGGCCGGACAGACCTCGTTGCTGGAGGCCATGCTGCAATCGGGCTTCTTCGAAGATGGCAAGGTATCGCCGACGATCCGGCAGGAAATCATGAAGCGCGTGGGCCTGGGCAGCTTCAGCGACGAAATCAACAACGACGCGGAGCGGGCGGAACTGGAAAACGTCGAGATGTCGACGGCGCGCAGCATGGAAGAAATCAAGGTCATGCTGGTCGACGTAAACCCGGAGACGGGCGAAGAAATGCCCCTGGTCGATGATCCTCTCTTCGACTTTGACGATCACCGCACGCACTACGCCGTCCACCGCAAATATGTCATCTCGCCGGAATTCCGGGAACTCGACGGCAAGATTCAGACGATCATCACCGAACACACGAAGCTGCACATGCAGCGCATCCAGGCGGAAAAGCCAGATATTCGCGAATACCTGCAAATCGATAAATTGCTTGAACCCGGCTTGTTGACGGAAAGCGAACGGGCGCAAGTCCTCGAACAGTATGTCAACATAGCGGCAGGCAAAGAGGGCATGACGGGCCTGCCCACATCGACGGACGTCATGAAGATCAAGCAGAAGATGGAAGACACGCGCATCAAGGAACAGACGAAGCAGGACAAAATCGACGCGGATATCATCATCGCGCGGATGCAGGGGGAGCAAAAGAAAGATGCCTTACGCAATCAAGCGGACAAAGGGCGGGGCGAAGGTAGTAAGCCCAAATCATCCTAACGGCTTTTCGAAGAAGCCGTTGACGAGGCGGCAGGCAAAGAAGCAACTGCGGGCGATTTACGCCAATACGGGCGGAAAATGAGATTTGAATTGCATATTGTTTTTGATCTCGAAAGTCTCGCTTGGAAGATAAAGCGCTGGTGGATTCATAGAACCGGCAAGCCTTCGTATCACGAAGGTAAATTAGTAGGGCATGTTTATAAAGACGTTCTTTACATGATTTAAACGGGGTTTCCTGAAGGATCGGCCAATTCTTCAGGGACGCAAGAAATACTAAGGGCGGCAAGTAGGTGCCTACTCATCTACTGCCGCCCTTTTTGTTTGCCCCGCATCCTCTCCCTTACTCGTGGGGCTCACCCTCTCGCGCAAGGGAAAAACGAAAAGGAGAAAAATTTATGGACGCAAGTTCGATCGATCCCAAAACGGCAATACCGGGGGCCGAACCCGGACCGGGGCAAAAACCAGCCTCCCCAGCTGTTGACGACAAAGGCGCAAATAAGCCGGATTCGCCTGCCGGCGAAGTGGAGCTCGGAGAGGACGGGAAGCCGTTGCCTTTCAACGAGCATCCGAAATGGAAATCAGCGCGCCAGGCGGAAAAGCGCCTTCAGGACATCTTGAAGGCCAACGACCTGGAAAACATCGATGATCTTCTTGAATTGGTCGATTCCGGCAAAGTCGTGAAAGGGAAGCTCGCCGATACCAGCAAGCTTGACGAGTTGATCGCAGCGAAAGAGAAGCTCGATCAATACGAAGCTTATTGGGCGGCACAGGAAGAGCAACGGCGCCGGCAAGGTGAAGATCCCGAAGACACGATCAAACGCCTGGAGGCCGAAAACAAGGCCAAGGATAAGGCGTTGCGTGACCGTGAAGCGGCGAAGAGGGACCAGGAAGACGCGCAAAAGGCCCTCGATGGCTTCGACCGCGAGATAAAGGGCATCGTGAAGGAAGCGGCGTTGCCTGCGGCGCAGGCGGAAATCGCCCTTCTTTTAAGCGGCGTCAACAATCCCTTCAACGAAATCGACATCACCGACAAGAAGGCGGTCCGCAAGCACGGCGCGGACATGCTCAAGAAGATCACGGGATTCATTGAGACCATAAGATCGGCGGCCATTCAGGACTATATCGACGGCAAGGCGAAGCTGCCTAAAACGGGCGGCGCTTCCGCCGATTCGGCTCCTGTCGACGCCGAAAAAGCGAAGGACGAACTCAAAACCCCTGCCGGGCGCAAAAGAGCGCTGGCGGAGGGTCTTTCTAAATTATTCGGAGGGCCATCATGAGCAATTACGCAGACCTGACAAACCTGGTCGAGACCTTGAAAAACGTCTACGGCGACGGTTTGAGAAATCAGTTTAACGACGAAAAGATCACTTACAACCAATTCCCCAAGTCGGAGCGCAAGCCCGCCGGCAACGGGTATATTTTCGGCATCCGCTACGCGCGCTCGCAGAGCGTAGGCGCGCGGGTAGAGTCCGGAGCCCTTCCCGATCCGTTCACCGGGAAGAAGGACCAGGGCAAGATTACGCCCAAGTACAACTACGGTTCGCTGCGCATCACCGGGCCGGCCATCGAAACCGCGAAGGGCAACCAGGCGGCTTTTGTGGACAGCCTCGCCGACGAAATAGACGACATCTATCAGGCGTTGGTGGTCGATCTCAACCGTCAGTGTCATTGGGACGGCTGGGGCCAGCTGGGGCGGCTCTCCGCCGGCGCGTCCTACACGGGCAACGCCACCTGGGCGGGCACGTTCGATGACGACATGGGCATCATGTACTTTCAGGAAGGCCAGTTGGTAGACTTCTATGTCTCCGCCGGTACGTCGAACGACGTGAACACGGGCACCTGCGCGGCGGGATCCCGCATCCTTTCCATCACGCCGTCGACCAAGGTCGTCATCTTCGAGGCGCCCTCGGCTTCGTACCTCACCACTCACCCGACCGCTTCGGGCTTCGTCAACACCACGGCGCACACCATCGTGGCCGGGACCATGGCGATCAAGGCGGGCATGCGCGACAACGCGTGGGCCTCGTCCGACACGCCCACGGAAATGATGGGCCTGGGCGGCATCTACGACGATGGGACGGTACTGGCTTCCTTCGAGAACATCACGGTTGCCAGCAATCCGAAGTGGGCGGCCAACCGCATCACGAATTCCGGCGTCAACCGGGAGCTCTCCATCGATCTCATGCTCAACGCCGTCGATCTGGCGCGCATCAGGAGCGGCCACAAGATCGACACCATCCGCATGGGCCTCGGGCAGCGGCGCAAGTACGCCAACCTGCTCCTGCCGGATGTGCGCTTTGCGCCGACGGTCCTGAAGGGGGGCTATGAAACCCTCACCTTCTCCGGTGGCGACGGGTCGCTGCAAATCGTCATCGATCCGCAATTCCGGCCGAACCGCATTTATTTCGAGCCCAACGGCGTCATCCAGAAATACGAGTTGACGCCTCTCGGCTGGGGCAACCTGGACGGGAGCCAGCTGCACCAGCGCGCGGGCTACGACGAATGGGACGCGTTCCTCAGGGTCTACACCAATTTGGGGGTAGAGCAGAGGAACTGCCTCGTTTCCCTGGAAGACCTGGAAGAGCCGACACTGTACTAACCAATTAACGAGTATCCGGGCGGGCTCCGGCTCGCCCGGGGTTAACTATGAAAGGAGAATTTCCATGATACATCTTCGGAATTTGGATCCGTCCCTGCGTCAGTACATCGACAATCTCGGGATGGGCGTCGAGGCGCGCGGCGCCATCGGCGGATCGATTTTTTGGGTGGAAGGCAATTCGGGCCGGGACGCGGGCAGCGGCAAGGACCTTGATCACGCCTTTAAGAGCTTGGAATATGCCTGCGCGCGCAGCCATCACGACATCGGACAGCGCTCGCGCTGGGCGAGGCGCAATACCATCTACGTCTACGGCGACGCCCTGACGGAAGACCTGACGGCGCTTGCGCAAAAGACGGATATCGTCGGCCTGGGCCAGTGCGACGGCTTCCATCGCGGCGCCCGTCTGAAGGGCAACCACGTCATCGGCACCACGAAGTATTCCGGCTGCCGGCTCTTCAATCTGGAATTTTTGGACGACGACGCCGGCGGCACCACTTTGACCATTCCCACGGAGCAAAGCGGCATCAAGCTGATCAGCTGCGATTTCCTCGGCGGTCCTACTACCGCAGTCGGTCTTTTGATCACGGCGTCGGCTTTCTTCGGAATGTACGGCTGCCGCTTCCTGGGCTCCTGGAATGCCGGCTGGTCGACGGCCTGCATCGACATCGGCACCGGTGGGGGTCACGGCATGGAGATCATCGGCAATCAGATTGTCAATATCCATGCCACGGGCGAGGCCATCAACGTCCACGCCTCCCGCGAAGGCGATGATTCCTTCATCAAGGACAATCTCATCGTGGCCGGGCAGATGACCATCGATGACGATTCCGACACTTTCTATGTCGTGAATAATAACATCATTTCCCGCGGCGCGGCGACGGGCGCCTCGGCCTTCGCCGACGTCATCGACATCAATGCGGCGCGGGCGGCAAGAAACCATTTGACGGCGAGCAACATCGCCACGGTCTACCCGGTCCTTGACGTGACGACATAATGAAACGTCTTGCAATTATCGGGAAAGCCTCGGGCTGGCGTGACGCCCCTACGGACATCGAGACGTGGGGGCTCACCCAGCTTAATTTGCGGCGCGACGTCTCGCGGGTCATCGACATGAACGACTACTCGCTTTGGGGCGAGAAGGAAGCGCGGGACGCGGCGGCGTCAAGAGCAAAGGCGAAGGAAAAGGGAATACCGTATGTCGATCTGCAAACGTATCCAATTGAGAAAATCATCGCGCATTTCGGCACAAGGTATTTTTCCAGTACCGTCGATTACGCCCTCGCGCTGGCGATCTATGAGGATTTCAAGATCATCGACCTTTACGGGGTCCTTCTGCTTACCGGCTCCGAATACGCCTATCAGAAGCCGGGCGCTGATTTTTGGTGCGGTGTGGCTCTCGGCCGCGGTTGCGCGGTCAATGTGCATGGCTATTCGAACATCATGAAAACGCAAGACGGCAAGATGTACGGCTACGGCTGGCCGCTGGAAAGGAAAGGCAATGAGCGACGTAAAGCCTGATCGGTCATTTATCAAGGAGTTGAAGCTCATTGATAAAAGGCTCGACGTGAAATTCAACGGGAATAACTTCGTCATCACCTACGATCGCGGGCACGGCGAGCCCGTCAACATTGCCCTGGTGAAGCGCGACGACGGCGGGTTCCGGCAGCCGGACAGGCGGGACCTGGAACACGTCAAGGGCGGCGACCTGGCGCAAGGCGACAGCATGGACATTCGCCTGCGCAAGCTGGCCTACGCCTCCGAGCAAATGCGCGCGCAGATGCGCCGGCAGGCGCGGCAGAACATCCGCGACATGACGAAGGACGGCAAGAACCAGCTCGCCAAGGCGTTTATCCAAAGAACGAATCAGGGCAAGGGCAACGCGGCTTTCCGGCGCGTCGAGCCCAAGCCCGGCAAAAATAACGTGCGGGTCGTATAGGAGGATCATCATGGGCTGGACGCTATTCGGGGCGAATAAGGCCGCGAAAGAGGAAAAGGACAAAAAGAAGAAAAAGAAAATCGAGGACATCGGCAAGGCTATTAAAAACCGGGCCAAAGCAACGAGGGACGCGCTGAATTATGAATAGCAAGAAAGCGATCGTCACGATCGTTTCCGGAAAGAAGTACGAAGAGATCTGGCAGCGGGTAGAGCCGTATTTCACGGCCTACGCGGAGAAGTGCGACGCCGAACTGGTCGTGTTGAAAGAAGGCAGCGTTCCTTCCGCGCATTGGCTCAAGTTCGGCATCTACACGCTTCTGCACAAGGAATTCTCCCGGGTGGCCTTCATCGACGCCGACATCCTCATCAGGCCGGACACGCCGAATCTCTTCGACATCGTACCCGATGATCAGTTCGGCATCTTCAACGAGGGCTATTTCACGCCGCGTTCCATCTGCCTGCACGAAGTGAAGAAGGTCTATAACGTCGATCTACCGAACTGGAACGGGGCGGATTACTACAATACCGGCGTCATGGTGGTTTCGCGCTGCCATCGCCATATCTTCAAGATGATGGCCGACGTCAAGCAGCTGCGCAATTCCTTCGGCGAGCAAACCTACCTGAACATGCGGATCATGCAGTCGGGCGTGAAGATCTTTCATCTGGACTACAATTTCAACCGCATGTGCATCATGGACCGGATCACGGGCATGACGCGGCTGGAAGCGTTTCTAATCCACTACGCAGGCTTCGATGCTCTTTTTGGGGAGGGCTCTCTTTTGAGGGCGCTTGACCGGGATATCGCCCGATGGAAAGAGGACGGTCCCGCGTACCAATACCGCAGGCAAATTTTCGTTTGGTCCTTCGGCGGCCTGGGCGATGTGATTTGTGCGGAGCCCGTTTTGCGCTTCGTGCGTGAAGTGGGCTACCCCGACGCGGACATCTACGTCATGACGCGCAATCCCGAGCTTTACGATCACATTCCCGGCATCTGGCTGGGCGACAAGTACCCCGATAAGGAATTCGACGCCATCCTTGAATTCAACACTCATTTCACGTCGCACGACCAGTTCGGCAAGATCGTCCCGCACTCCCTGGCTCACCCCGTCGATTGGATTTCCATGGCGATCATGGGGCGCCAGCTCACCGTGGAACAGAAAGAGATTCACCTGCATTACTCTTCGGAGGCGTTGGATGAAGCGCGGGCGGTCTACACGGGCATAGATTCGCTCGTATTGATTCATCCGGGGCGCGGATGGGAAACCAAGACGTTTCCTAAGAAGTGGTGGGAGGATGTCATTGCGGGCATCAGAGGACTCGGCCTGAAGGTCGGCCTGATCGGCAAGGAAGTCAACGAGCAACACGGTTATGTTCCCGTTGACTGCGAAGTCGACGCCGATTTTCGGGACAAGATCTCCCTGAAGGGATTGATCGCCCTCATTGCCCATGCGCCTCTTTTGATCACGAATGATTCCGTCCCTGTGCATATCGCCGGCGCCTTCGACAATAACATCATCCTGATTCCTTCCTGCAAGCATCCGGACAGGATTCTTCCTTTCCGGCATGGCACGCAGTTTTACAAGGCGAAAGCGCTGTTCAAAAAAATCATAGACGACGACTACACCGTCACGCCTACGTCGATGCTGGGCTGGCAGATGGCGGGTTGGCAGATCGGGAAGTTCAAGCCCGGCCGCACGATCGAGGAGTACATCCCCGATACGCAGGAAGTCATCGAAGAAGCTTTTAACGTCATGTGCAAGTGACCCTTGCCCCTGGCGAATAAACTTGAAGGAGAAAGACCATGGCTAAAGAAAACGCATTGAATTTCGTCATTCCGGATTTGGGGAAGGTCATCTTCAATCCCACGAACGAAGACTTCGACATGCAGTATGCCGGCGTGTCGTTCACGCTCCAAGCGGGCCAGAAGATGAAGATCATGGACCACGCGGCCAACCATCTGCTCAACGCCTTTGGGCCGCGGGGCCTGTGCGACCTGTCTTACGGCGCCGACGAAGAGAAGGTAGCCGCGCAGGGGCGCGAGCGCAACCGCGAATTCAAGATCGCGCAGGTGACTAACTTTAACGTCCGCAACGAGGCGCGCAAGCACATGCAGCTTGGCTACCTGCCGCCCAGCGAGCTCATGAAGCGCTACGCGAAGGAAATGGGCATCGATCTGATGCAGCCCTACGCCACCAAGAACGTCGAAAAGCTGGAAAGCGACGAGAGAGTCGCGGCGCTGGAACGCCAGAACGAAAAATTGCAGGAGCAAATAAGCCAGATGATGGACATGATGAAGGCGCAAATGAACCCCAAGAAGGAATGGGCCTGCGATTATCCGGGGTGCGGCGCCTCTTTTGATAAACAGATAGCCCTCGAAGGGCACAAGCGGAGCCACTTGAAGGAAGAGAAAGAGAATGGCGGAACTTGAAAAAATCTATGAGCCGGAGACGGTGAGGATCTTCACGAAGGTCCTCACGCCCGGCGATGCTGTCATAATTGCGGGCGCCCATCAAGGGTATTTCGCCCGGATTTGCGCGGACCTGGTTGGAACTAGGGGCCGCGTTTTCGCGTTTGAGCCGGAGCCGGAGAATTTTAAAATGCTCTCCGAAAAGGTCGGCCATCTTCCTCAAGTCGTCCTTCACAACTTCGCTTTGGCCGACAAGGAAATCGAGAAGGCCGCCTTCTTTCTGAACAAGGACAACGACGGCGGTCACGCCCTTTGGGACGTCTCCAAAAATCCGGGCAATACGAAGACGCAGGAAAAGACGGAAGTCGTCCAGACGCAAATAAGGACGCTTGACGGCCTGTTCCCCGACGGCATCGAAAGGCTCAAGTTGCTCATGCTGGACGCGGAAGGGTCGGAGCATGCCATCATCCGGGGGGGCATCAATACCATCGCCGACGCCGAAGTTCCTTACATTATCTGCGAAATAAACAATTTCGCCCTCGAGCAAAGTCAAACGTCCCAAATGAGCCTGCGCAGCTACCTTTCCATGTACGGCTATGCGCCCTACGTGATGAACGAGAACGAAGTCATCCCGGCCATGGAGGGCGAAGTAGTGAAGGCCTTCATTCCGGACACGGAGCAAGAAGTCGTCTTTAATATACTGTTTTCGAGAAGGGGGCGAGTCTGATGATCTACCCGGGCAGCTGCTACGAGATTCTGCAAAATATGCGCTACGCCATCCTGGAGCACAGCGAGGCGTTGGTGCAGGGAACGGACACGACGGGCGCTTTCCAGAATTCCTACCTCGTCAGCCTCATCAACCGGGCGCAAAATTTCCTGTGGTCGCTCCTCTTCAAGCAGATGCCGGAGCTGTTCCAGACGAGCGCGAGCCTCGCCTTCACGTCTTCCCTGGCGACGCTGCCATGGGACTGCTT